CATCATCAGCCACCGGGGACAGGTCGGCATCATCAGCCACCGGGTACAGTTCGGCATCATCAGCCACCGGGTTCGGTTCGGCATCATCAGCCACCGGGTACAGGTCGGCATCATCAGCCACCGGGTACAGTTCGGCATCATCAGCCACCGGGAACAGGTCGGCATCATCAGCCACCGGGGACAGGTCGGCATCATCAGCCACCGGGTACAGTTCGGCATCAGTATGCACTGGCTTAAACTCAAAGGCGATGGCAGGGAAGTATGGGTGCATATCGCTGGCGTGGTGGAACAAAAAAGAAGAGCGCGGAGAGATGCGATGCGCGGAAACTGGATGCGGTGATGGTAGCGATGGGAAACTGAAGGCCGAAGTTTTCTACTCCCTAGACGTGCACGGAAACTTCGTGGAGGAAAAATGAAAACAACCGCAAGCGTTAGGATAACCTGCTCGCTATGCTCAGAGCAGCTTGAGCTGCACTACGACCACTACGCACTGACCAGCGAGAGCATCATCGAGGACGCAAAAACCAGCGGGTGGGGGTTCGTAGATGGGAAGTTCTATTGTAACTCCTGCGCGTCGGCCGTCAAACAGTCGGAGATCATAGGAGGGTTGTTGTGAGCCTCGACCTTATCGTTCTCGACTGGGAAACGGCCTACGGAAAACACCCGGAGACCGGGGAAAACGTCACCCTCTCCAAGATGACCACGGAGGAGTATGTCCGGCACCCGCTGTTCAAGGTTCATGGTCTGGGGGTAAAAATCAATGGCGGCCCGAGCCGGTACATCTACCGCCCTGCGGAGCTGCTGCACTTCCTACAAACCACAGCCTGGAGCCGGGCGGTTGTCGTGGCGCATCATGCCCATTTTGACGGTGCTATTCTCTCTTGGCGTGCAGGTATCCGGCCTGCGTTCTGGGGCTGTACCCTATCAATGGCCCGCGCCCTGTTCCCACACGAGTCTTCCAGCCTCGCCAATGTGTCTCGCCTGCTAGGCCTCGGGGAGAAGGGCCACGAGCTGGTACATTTTGCAGGGAAGTGGGTACTGACTGAAGAAGACCAGAAAATCATGGGCGGGTACTGCCGCAACGACGTGGACCTCACCGCCGCCGCCTTCCAGGTAATGAAGAAGGATTTCCCCCCTTCGGAGCTGCGCCTGATCGACCTCACGGTGCGACTGTTCACTGAGCCGGTGCTGGAGGTGGAGCGCGGGGTGTTGATTGCGGAGTACAAGCGCGAGCGGTACAGTAAACGGGCCTTGCTCAAGCAGTGCGGCACCGATAAAAAGGTGCTCGCTTCCGGGGACCAGTTCGCCGCTCTGCTCCTGTCGCTAGGTGTGGACCCTCCGAAGAAGCTCTCGCCGTCCAAAGTAAAAGACGGGCGCGTGGATCCGGAGAACGTAGGAGTGGCTCCGCTGGGGTTGTTGCCGTCGTTCAAACCGCTTACCGTCCTCTCTCCGGAGGAAAAGACCTCGCTCAGGGCGGAGAAAGACAGCTACCCATGGGCGTACGCTTTTGGAAAGGCTGACGAGGAGTTTAAGTTACTGCTCGACCACCCAGACGCCCAGGTACAAGCCGTTGTGGAGGCCCGGTTGGGCGTAAAGTCCACACTGAAAGAAACGCGGAGCAAGCGGTTCTATAAGATCGGCACCAGAGGGGCGTTCCCGGTGTACCACAATTACTACGGCGCCAGGACAGGGCGGGACAGTGGTGGCGACAAGCAGAACACAACGAATCTGAACAGAGTCAATCCCAAAGACCCCACCTCCGGGGCGCTCAGGCGCTCGCTGCTGGCTCCTCCGGGCCATGTGCTGGTGGTACGCGACCTTGGGCAGATCGAGGCCAGGAAGCTCGCCTATGTGGCCGGACAGGAGGACCTGCTGGAGCTGTTCCGCTCCGGTGGAGACCCGTACAATCGCCAGGCGTCCCTTATCTTCGGCTATGAAGTGGACCGGAAGAAAAACGAGTTCTGGTTGGAGGGCATGGCGGGCAAGGCTTCAGTGCTCGGTTGCGGGTTCCAGATGGGGTGGGGTAAGTTTCAAGAGTCTCTGCGCGTGGGGTTCATGGGCATGCCCCCCATCCTGTTTAGTGAAGAGGCAGCGCACAAGCTCGGGGCGGACATTGACGCCTTCTGCCACCAACGAAGCTACAAAAAAGGCTGTGGCACCCTGCGAGAGGAGGCGCTGAGCATGAAGCCTCTGAATGTAGAGGAGCTGCCCCACCTCTGGCACTGCGCCGCAGTAAAGCAGATCGTTGACCGGTATCGAGAAAGTAACGGGGCGGTGGTAGCCTTGTGGAGAGAGGCTGGGCAGGCCCTCCGTGCCATCGAGCAAGGGTTCGTCATGCCGGTAGGGCAGCGCGGGCTGGTATCGACGTGCAGAGAGGGGTTCCTCCTCCCAAACGGAATGAAAATCCGGTATAATAAACTCCGCAGTAATGAGAGCGAAGAGTTTCGTTACTTGTCCAACGCTCGTAAGAAAGAGTGGTCTTATATCTATGGCGGCAAGGCGGTGGAGAATATTGTCCAGGCCCTCGCCAGGATAGTACTCACTGACCAGATGCTGAACATCAACCGATGGCTGAAGGCAGAGGGCGCCCAAGATCGCAGTCGGCACTATAAGGTCGTGACCTCGACCTACGACGAGGTGGTGTGCTGCGTGCCGGAGTACCGGGCGGGCGAGTGCCTTGAGATGATGAAAGAAGAAATGCGAACCGCGCCGTCGTGGTGCCCAGACCTCCCGCTGAAATCAAGTGGTGGGTACGCACGAAACTACGGCGACTGCGAGAAATAAGCAGGCATGGGGCGTAAATTTACCGATCCAATTCCCAGTCGATTCCAAAGTCGGGACGAGCTGGGGCGATCTTAAAGAAGTGGAATAGGAGGACAGCATGTACTACACAGACACGCACGGACTACTCTTGTGCGAAAAGCCGGAGTGGGGGATGGGCTGGTCCAGGTGCCGGTTTATAGGGGCGCAAAACAACTGCATAAAGTTCGGAGAACCGCTTGGGACGAGCCAAGGAGGGTGGCTTGGTCGGTGCGAAACCTGCGCGAACGGCGCATACGAAGCTCGTGACCCGGCGCCTAAAGAACTGGCAAAGCCTCCAAAAGCAAAAGAAACCGCACCAGGAAAATTCCTTCACATCAGGGACCTCCACGACATGATGAAGTCGTTATCAATCCAGATGGGGCCGGAAGAGCTTCTGATAGCGTTGATGAAAAGAGGGGTCGGGAGGATTACTAAGTCCAATCTTCTGAAAACCGCCGCAGGTTTTTACTGGGAGGGGTACGCCAGCAGCATGTTCACTCTTCAAAGCAACAATCTGAAACTAGCCTTTGACAAACTTTGCGCTGCGGATATACTTATTTATGAGAAAGGCAAGTCCGTCGCACTAAATAAAAAGTAACCCAGCTATCATTTTTATCTTGCAATAATCTGTCAACTGAATTACTATAAAGACAAATCAAAGACGCCCTCGCAGGTCACAAAATTCCCTCTGGCTGGGGGACAGGTTTGCGAGGGCGTGGTTTTTAAGGAGGCACTATGCTCAAAATAGTCACTATCCTAATCCTATGCTTCACAGCAGGCGCAATGCTGGCACACGCAAGGTATCAGCCTATTTTTAACGAGCTGGACCGGATAGAGGCGGAAATGGCAGAGTACAGACAGAGCGCAGTTGTTGGCTATGTGCGGATGGATGAAATAGGGCAGCTTTACTACGAGGAGAAATGATATGGGCGCAGACAATATGAATAAAAAGCTGACAGAGGAGACACTTGCTAAAGAGCTCTATGTACAGCAGATTCTTTTTGAGGAAAGAGAGCCGGATGTTTAAGGCTTGCCATAACGCCGAGACCGTGCGGGCGAATCTCGATTTTGTGCGTAACAGCAAGCCACTAACAATACCCACCACCGGCCTCCCACGGCAGGGTAACGTTTTAGGTAAGCGGCCTTGCGCAGTCTTATCGCGCAAGGTCCGTTTCACCGTAGGGTTAGGGGACGCCAACAATTCAGGAGGTAAGAAAATGAAATGGTTCGAGAACAAGCAGAAGAAGCAGATCGCCGAGTTACGCGAGGAAATGACGAAGTTGAGGGACGAGATTTCGAAATTGCGGTCGAAAGACGAAATTCGGGTCGGAGCGTTTCCGCAGCATGCGGGGTTGGTGTGGTATCCAGGATATGACCCGAGGCCGGCAGTTTCGGTGCGAGAGGTGGTCATGCTGCTGGTGGAGCGCATGGGCCTGGAGCTTACGCAGACCCAGAAATGCGACGCCAAGACAACCCTTGAGCGTAAGCCAAAGAAGTCCCCTAACGCCTTAAACAACCTGCGGCGGCCTTTGAACTAGATTCGGAGACCGCTGCTCCCCGCCGTCAGGCTGATTTTATTGTTGGGGGATTTTTTATGAATTTATTACATTTGCCATTATGGATTTGCATTTTATCTATTTTTTTCCATCTTCTCCCTGCTGTTGTATATCGGGAGATTTTGGGGGGAATATTTCAAGAGCCTGACTGCTTGGTATGTTTCTGACAGGTTCGATTTTTGGCTTGATTGCTGTTTCTATTGGGTTGGGATTGCTGCTTTGTCTCCCCCCATGGTCATCGCGGCACTCAACATATATTTGCGGTTGTTGCTGGCTCATCGAAGCTGAAAAAAAAAGTTGGGTTTTCCGCTGTGCTGGCGGAGATAAGAAAGGGAATGCCAAGGGTTCGAGCATTATGACCAAGTGGCGCAAAGTGGCAAAGGAGAAATAGACATGACACAACATCAAGAAAACGAAAGGCCGCAGTTCTCTATGAGCATGTTTGCCTCACGGGAAGAATTGTTTAAGGCCCAGATGGAGTGGGAGATTAAAGAGGCTGTTGCAGCCGAGCGAGAGCGGATAGCAAAACAGTTTGATGATGAAGCTGACAGGCAGGAGAAAGTCTGGAATGACTTCTTGGCTACAAAACAAACAGACAAACACGCAACGACATTCCACACTATTTTCCGTGGTATATCTGAAGCAATCCGCAAAGGCAAGCCATGAAAGAAACCACGCGAACAATCCAGGTAAATGCGTACACGGATGATGATGGGAAGCCGGTTTGCGGTGATTGTATCGCAAATAGAAGTTCTGCGGACTGGTGCGAGTATTCAGAGCTTACAGGATTACCCCGCCCTGGCCCCAGTTGTCCTGTATGGCATGGAGAGAGCAAGGGCGATAACGGGGTTATTGTACGCATGCAGACAATGTGCGAAGAAAGCCTGGACCCGGAACGGTTTGAGGCGTGGGAGGATATAAAGCACCAACTATTTTCAAACCGATCAAGCCTGGAGCCCCAGGAGAACAACCATGAGCGATGAACTTTTGCCGAATTGCCCATTTTGTGGGAGTCCAGCCAAAAAAGCTAAAGGAAGTTATTTCGACAAGGGTGTGTATTGCCAGAACATTAAGGGGTGCAGAATCGGAGGAATAATCTTCCACTCTGAGGAAGCATGGAACACCAGGCCAGACAGCAAGCCGTATAAATATGAAAACTCCGAACAGGTAATGCAAAATGTTGATAGTTATTCCTTAGGATTTCACCACGGATTCAACGCAGCAAGGGAACGCAAGGAATGAAAGCATATTATCAGTTTGACCTGGAGAACTTAGTCAAGCGGTGGTTCGGCATGGATGATTTCGGATGCTACCGGCTGACAACGACACGGATGAACATGGAAACGCTCACTCGCCAAACGGTCAATAGTGCGTTCATGCCGGATTCTATGGAGTGGATGGTTGGCATATACCTGACACAGTTTCACGGGAGCAACACGATCACAATAGGATTGAAGGAGAAACAACCATGAGAGGAACAGTCGCAAGGAAGTTACGTCGCGCCGCGGCGGAGGCAATAAGGCTTTCAACACAGGTGCCGAAGCCGAAGTTCTTGAGAGTCTATAAGGATCTGAAGTGGGGGTGGAGTAGAGGGGTGCTGAAATGACAGGATTACTATTGATTATTCTTTGTCTGTTGTGGGTGTTCGGGGGTATTTATTGCATGGTAATTGACTGGACCGATACCCTTGATGTGCAAGGGAAAGACCTCCCGGTTATTATTATTGGAGGGATTACAATCGGGCCGGTTGTTGGTCTTTTCCATTGCACCGGAGAACTACTCAGAATTACATCTGGGGAGTGGTGGGACAAGGTTTTTGTAAAGTGCAGGGATAGGGTGTCCAAGTGAGTAAAACCCTAAACGCAAAAGGTAAGCCATTTAGCTGGTCCCCGACTGCATTAGCATCGTTTGAGAACTGCCCTGCGATGTACGCTGCGGAGAGGTTCTACTGCACCTCTAAGTTTGAAGAGTCGGTCGCGACGATCTGGGGTTCGAGAGTTCATAAGGCCGCAGAGCTGGGCATCAAAGGAAAAGATCACAAAGACCCTGAAGCCTTCGCCCCAGTCGCTCCTTACATTGCCGCCCTCAAGGCGTCTGGGCATTTTCTCGAAGCCGAGACCGAGATCACCCTGAACGAGAACCTTGAGCTTACCGGCTGGTTTGCAAAGGACGCATGGCTCCGCACAAAATTGGATGTGATCGTCACCAAGCACCACCCGAACACCGCCGTAATCATAGATTTTAAGACCGGGAAAATCCGTGAAAGCTCTGACCAACTTACAATTTACGCCGCAGCCCTGGAGAAAACCAGAGCCGGCATCGACTTCTTCGAGGGGAAGTACATCTGGACGAAGTTCAAGCAGGTGACCGGTATCAAACCGATTAAGCGAGAGGAGATCCCTCAAGTATGGGAGAATATCCTGCCGAGGGTGGCCAGGATGCAAGCAGCCTGGGATGCTGACAACTTCCCTGCCAAGCCGAGCGGCCTGTGTCCGTACTGTCCGGTAACGAATTGTTTGAAGAGGAGATAACATGAGCAACGACAACGTAGTAAACCTCGAAGAATTTGAAGGACTCAAATGCTCGCGCCCAAGCTGCGGCGGTCCTGCCGATATTGTAAAGGTGGACGGAGACGTAGACGTAGTGTGCCAACACTGCACCAACAGCCAAACAATCTACTCTCCTCCTGGAGAAGACACCGCGCTGTTCGATGCGGTGCGGGAATACATCCTGGCCCTTGATTCTCCGAGGTACGCAGCTTCTCACCAACAATCAGTTGAGAAAGCCTTGACTGTCTTGCGACAGGTATTTTTACATGCTTCTTGAAGAGGAAGAGAGCAGAGATTTGTGGGATGTACTTCGTGAGATGTACGAAAACGGCGTAGCCAAGAGGCCCAGCATGACACCAGAAAACATTACCAAAAAGCAGATCAAAGACCTCCTGCATGCTTATGACATCCAGCCGGCAGCCAAGGCCGGCACGTTTGCAAGAGCAGAAGGTTGGTACTACTCCGCGGTTCAGGGGCCTATGTCTGTGCGAGGCATCCCTGATTTCATCGGGCACTATCGCGGAAAGTTCTTCGCAGTCGAAGCGAAGGCGCCGGGCAAGAAGCCAACCGGATTCCAGGCCTTGCAGATTCATTCAATCAACGTCTCCGGCGGCGCGGTGTTCGTAGTTTCTGACCAGGAGAGTTTGGGAGTTCTACAAGATTGGCTGCTGGAGAGGTATTGATGACCGCCCCCCGCATAATCAACAACCATATCGTCCTCCCAGTCCAAGGAACCGGCCAGCTCAGGGCACTGTTCCCAGGGCTCAAGGAGACGAACATTGGGGAGCAGACATTCGCCGCGGTTCCGTTCACCCTGGAGGCGGCCAGGATATTCAACAACCTTGGGATCAAGACGCCTTCCACAATCCGCTCATTGTACGAGTGGCCTGGGAGGTACAAGCCGAGGTGGTACCAGATCGACACCGCTGAGTTCTTCACACTCAACACCAGGGCGCACTGCCACTCCTCGCCAAGGACAGGGAAGACGTTGGCAGCACTGTGGGCGGCGGACTACCTACGGCAGGCAGGGCTGATCAAGCGCACCCTGATCGTGGCCCCTCTGTCTACCTTGTGGGATGTGTGGGAGACAAACATCTTCGAGTCGTTCCCGCTCCGGACGTTCTGTGTACTGCATGGGTCGAAGAAGAAACGCCTTGAGCTGCTGGCCCAGCCGCATGATTTTTATATCATCAACCACCATGGAGTGCAGATGATAGAGCAGGAATTGGCAGCCCGTCCGGACATCGATCTTATTGTTATCGACGAGGTGGCCACGCTCAGAAATCCGAAGGCGAAAACGATCTTCAAGCCGATGAACAACGTGCTGAACCACCAAGGGATTGTCCGTTCCTGCTGGGGCCTGACCGGCACCCCGACCCCCAACGATCCGACCGATGCGTTCGGGCAGTGCAAGCTGATCACCCCGGAGAATTACCGCGGGCACTTCACCAGC